AGAATTTATAGCAACCTCGCCAGAAGCGTTGATTTTTCAACAAAGTGGTGGCGATTTAGGTTTAGAAGATAGAACAAAATTTTTAGAAGAAGCCAAAGGCGGTTTATTAAACACTCAAGATGTTAATTTAGATGGTGTTGTAAACGTAAATGATTTATTGTTTAATATGGGCGCAGAAGGCATTGGGGATCCCTTACCTGTTTTTGAACCAGTCAACAATCAGTCAACCACCTCTAACAGTAACATGACAGGCACAAGCGGGTTAAACTTTATGCCGACTAATTTAACAGGCCAGTTTTATGGCGTAAACCCTATGACAAATAATGTTGAGATAATGCAGAATATGGCACAGAATCCAATGTTTAGATCAGGGGTGGCTGGATTTACAAACACATTACCTACGGGGTTTGAGTTTGGAACACCTACCGTTTATCAAAATGCCAGTACATATAAACCAACAACTTTTGATGAATTTCTTGAAATGAAAGAAAATGAAAAAGAAGCAGAGTTAAAAAGAAGAGCAGAAGATTCGGCAACTGAACCAAAAATTAATCAATTCGGAATGTAATGACCGAGATAGAAGCAAGAGAACTATTAGAAAACACGGCTTTCAAAAAGTCGGTGGAAACTATTACTAATGAATATTTATCACAAATAGCAAATAGTTCGGTAGAAGATTTTGAACAAAGAGAAGAAGCATATCGAATGATAAAGGCTTTACAAAAAATTATTGGACACTTTGAAAGCATTGCTTATAACAAAGCTGTTCATAATGCAAAATGGAAATTTTTTTAAAAGGAAAATAAATGAGCGAAACTGTCAACCAAGAACAAGGCATGGAATCGTTAAACGTAGAACAGGCCGCAAACAAAATCATGGGATTAATGGATCAGGAAGAGGCATCGCAAGATCAACCACAACCTGAAACACAAGAACAAGAAGTTGTTGAAGCCGCAGAGACTACAGAAGTTTCTGAGGAACAAGTAGAAGAACAAACCGAAGAAGAAGAAACACCTCAAGTTGAAACCTATCGTATAAAAGCGGAAGGCGAAGAACATGAGGTTACTTTGGACGATTTGGTTAAAAACTATCAACTTGAAGCTAATGTTCGCAAAAAGATGGAAACCCTTGCGCATGACAAAAAAGAACTGGATTCTTTAAAAGGTGAATTATCTTCGAAGAAAGCGGAGCAAGATGAGGCGTATCAAAAACACACTCAGGAGCGACAAAAGTATTCAGAGTATATAAACCTATTAGACCAGTATTTACAAGGTCAAAATCAGCAAGAGGATCTATCTGCCCTTAAACAAAGTAATCCCGAAGCGTACTTAATGAAAGTTGCGGAACAACAAGAAAGGGATAAACAACTAACAATAATCCGACAAGAACAACACCGCCTTGCCACAGAGCAACAAGCACAGAATCAAAAGTTGTTGGCTGAACGATTAGAGTCAGAAAAGAAAAAAGTTGCAGAAAAACTCCCAGACTACTTTCACCCCGAAAAGGGTAAGGAGTTAAAGAGTAGTTTACGCAACGTAGCCCTTACGGTTGGTTATACCGATCAAGAGTTAAACGCAACAATAGATAGTAGGTTTGCTTTTTTATGCGATTTAGCCCACGAGGGTTGGAAAGTAAGACAAGCGAAACCAAAAGTTATGACCAAAGTAAAATCAGCACCAAAAATGATAAGGAGCGGAGTTACCGCACCTGCTGATGGTCAGAGCCAAAGGATTAGAAAACTTAAATCACAAGCCAAGAAAACAGGAAACATTAAAGATGTAGCCAATGTTTTTGAGGCAATGTTATAGGAGAACATATATCATGGCAGTATTTTCAAACCATGCGGCGGTTGGTAGTAGAGAAGATTTACAAGACGTTATTTACTCGATCTCACCTACAGACACGCCTTTCATGAATAGTATCGGTCAAGGCAAAGCGTCAAATACTTTGCACGAATGGCAAACAGATGCGTTAGCAAGCGTGAATGTTTCTAATGCGGCAATTGAAGGGGCTGATGCTTCTACATCTACTTTGTCTGCAACCACGAGACTTAATAATCAATGTCAGATTTTGCAAAAAACTATTTCTGTGTCTCGTACACTAGAAGCAGTTGATAAAGCGGGTCGCAAAAGCGAGCAGGCTTACCAATTGGCCAAGGCTAGTAAAGAAATTAAGCGTGATCTAGAGGCAATACTTTTGTCTAACCAGATAAAAGATGCGGGGTCTGCCGCTGAAGCAAGAACCATGGGCGGTATTCAAACATGGATTAATACTAATGGTGATTTTGCAAGTGCAGGAACAGCAGGCTCACTAGGTGCGACAGCTAGAGTTGATGGTACTACAGACGGTGCGGAAAGAGCATTTACTGAGACTATATTAAAAACAGTAATTAAAGAAGTATACGAATCAGGTGGCGATCCATCTATGCTTCTGGTTTCACCCGCACAAAAACAAGTGGTATCTGGTTTTGCAGGCATAGCGGCCCAGAGGTACATGGCCCCTGCTGATGCTCCAACAACTATAATTGGGGCGGCTGATGTTTATATGTCAGACTTTGGAACGATCAGCGTTGTTCCAGATAGGTTTATGTTAGCATCTAACTCAGCAGATGATATCGCCTTAGTTTTAGATCCAGAGTTTTTGGAAGTAAATTATTTACGTCCATTTACCACAAATGATTTGGCTATCGCAGGCGACCAAGCCGCTAAGCAACAAATAATAACCGAAGCAACTCTCGGAGTTTTAAACGAAGGTGCTCATGGTATTTGTGCTGACTTAGCATAATTTAACTTTACAACCTTAGGGGAAGAGTAACGTTTATTCCAGCAACGTGCCACCACACTCTTCCTCTTTGGTTACTTAATATTATGAATTATAAAAAAACGATTTATCACAAACAAGACGAGATTTGTGTTGTAGAAGATGTGCAAGACTGTACCGCTATTATTGAAAAAAATAAAAAAGAATTTAATTCTTTTGATGAAAATGCTAGATGGTCAGATAATCTTTTTGGAAACAAAGTAGCCTCAATACCATTAACAGTTATTGACGCTTTAAATAAAAAAGGAATTTTAAAAGGGTTTCATGTGCTTGATGAAAAAGCATTTAAAAATTTTTTAAATGACCCTGATAATAGATTTTTCCGCACAAGAACAGGAAGAGTGTAATGGCTATTGCTACCTACTCAGACTTACAAAGTTTAGTTGCTAATTATTTGGCAAGAGATGATTTGTCAACCCAGATTGTTGATTTTATTAAACTTGCCGAAATACGCATAAGGCGAGACTTACGTTTGAGAGAAATGTTAACTTCTGCTGATTTAACAATTAATGCGGCAAATGTGGCAATACCAAGCGATTTTTTAGAATTAAGAGAATTACACATACAAAGCACGCCAATTACACAATTAGATTATTTACCACCTACAACTTTTTTTAGAACAGCAAGAACAACTGAAACGGGCAAACCTGTTTTTTATACAATGGACGGTTCTAATTTTGTGTTTGGGCCATCTCCTGATTCGTCGTATACAGGGAAAATTCTGTATTACGCAACGCCAGATTTTTTAAGCGATACCAACACAAGCAACACTTTTTTATCTGTCGCTCCAGATTGTCTATTATATGCGGCGTTAGGTGAATCAGAACCATTTTTAATGAACGATCAACGATTGGCTGTTTGGGCAAGTTTATATGACCGAGCAAGAATTCAATTAACAACATCAGACGACCGAGCTGAGTTTAGTGGCAACCCTATGGCAATGAGCGTGAACTAATGGAAAAAGTTACTTTCGGAGAATGGCTACCAGACCAACCACCAGTTGCGGGTGCGTTAGTAGAAGCAAAAAATGTTATACCACAACAAATAGGATATGGGCCTTTGCCGAGTATATCTGCCATTAGTAACGATGCAAGTGAAAATTTAAACGGTGTTTTTTCTGGAAGGTTTGGTGATACAACAAAAGTGTTTGCCTCGTCTAGTACAAAGTTATTTGAATACAGTTCTAGTAACTTAAATTTATCCGACATAAGCCAAGCGGGTAGTTACAGCGCAAGTGAAAGCGGTAGATGGTCTACTGCGCAGTTTGGCAAGGTTGTGTTGGCCGCGAACGGCGAAGAGATTGTACAGGCTTACACGATAGGAACAAGTAGTAGTTTCGGTGACTTAGCAAGTGCGGCACCTACTGCTCATTTTGTAAGCGTAGTGAGAGATTTTGTAGTATGTGGTAGAACTAACGAAGAACCAAATAAAGTTTTGTGGTCAGATATAAATGATGAAACAGATTGGTCTAGTGGGCCAACAAGTCAATCGGATTTTCAGATAATACCTGATGGGGGCAATATTGTCGGCGTAAACGGTGGCGAGTTTGGGCTTATTTTTTTACAACGTGGTATCTCCAGAATGACGTATGCGGGTGCGCCGCTTTACTTTCAATTTGACACAATTAGTAGAGGTTTAGGCTGTTTAGAACCTAAGTCGATTGCACAATATGGCAACTTATCATTCTTTTTAAGTGATGATGGTTTCTATTTATGTGATGGCGCACAAGTTACACCAATAGGCGCAGAGAAAATAGATCGTTTCTTTTTTAATGATGCTGAGTTAGCATTATTAAATAATATGAGTGTGGCTGTTGACCCTGTACGCCGTTGTATATTTTGGCTATATACAAACAATAGTTCTATACAGTCAATTTTAATTTACAATTGGCAAATTCAAAGATGGTCACGAGGTGAGACCACAGCAGATTTTATCGCCAGTGTAGAAACAGAAGGTATAACACTTGAATCCTTAGACAATTACTCTGGAAGTTTAGATGATTTAGGTATTAGTTTAGACGATAGATTTTGGGTAGCCGATAACACTTTATTAGCAGGGGTAGAAGCAAGAAAAATTGTAGCTTTCTCGGGAGCCACCACAGGGGCTGAAATTATAACTGGCGACCTTGTTGGTCAAAACTCAGTAGTTACATTAGCCAAACCACAAGTTGACTCAGGTACGGCAAATGTTTCTGTAGCAAGTAGAACCCGATTAGATGATACAATAGCATTTAGTACGGCGGCTAGTGCAGATAGTGAAAATAGGTGTGCGTTACGCAGTCATGGTAGGTATCACCGTATCAAAGTTGCACCAAGCGGTAATTATACTGCGGCAGTAGGGGTAGATTTAGATATTAAAGCGAGGGGTATGCGTTGAGTCAATATCGTGTTTTACCGTATTCAGGTGGCACCGCAAGACAAATATCAGAAGTTGTCAACAACGCCATGGGTGGTAAAATAAATGCTACTGGTACTATAAATTTAGCATCAAGTAGCGCAACAGGAACAAGCCTTCCTGATGTTCGGATTAGTACAGATAGTGTAATAATGTTTATGCCCACAAATACGGCGTCAGCTACATTTATGAATGATATGTTTGTTTCAGCAAAAGTAGATGGATCGGCAACTATATCGCATAGTGCGAACACCTCGGCAAGTGCCACGTTTAGTTATTTAGTTATCGGGTGATTGATAAAAAATATATACCACCTGCAGAGTTAAAATTTTATTGGCCGTATTTACGACCAAAATTAGAATTAATTTTAAGAAAGAGTCCAGAGTCTTGGATTCCAGAAGAAATCTTTGCGGACATCTTCACTGGTCATTCAATGCTCTGGATCGCTTTCAATATAGATAAACCGATAGCGTTTGTTGTAGGTCAAGTGCAAAAAGAACAGACGTTTCATTTGTGGGTTGGTTATTGTGACCCAAAGATTGACAGTTATGTGCAATGGCATATGATTACAGAAATTACAGAAACAGTTAAATGCAAAAAAATTACCTTTGAATCATGGCGAAAAGGTTGGATTCGTAAAGCAAAAAGACTGGGTTTTGTTCCAAGAAAATATATTAAGGAGTTGTTATGAGCGGAGGCGGTGGAGTACAAAGAACTGTTACTGAGTTAAACCCAACACAAACCCCGTTTGTGGAATACGGGTTACAAGAAGCAAAAAACATATATCAAACACAGGACACGCCACAATTTTTTCCTGACCAAACATTTGTAGGCCCAAGTGAACAAACGCAAGCGGGATTAACGGCGGCACAAAATAGAGCCGCTATGGGTAGCCCATTAATACCTGCGGCACAACAACAAGTGTTTGATACTATTTCGGGGGATTATCTAACTGCTGATAACCCTTATTTTAGCGCAAGGTTTAACACGGCGGCAGACGCGGCTCAGCAAAAGTATTTTGACGCTATGAACCAAATTAACTCTCAAGCATCTATGGCAGGGCGTTACGGTTCAGGGGCAATGGCTGATTTACAAGACCGAGCAACAAGTCAGTTTGCTAGTTCGTTAACCGATACAGCGGGTCAACTTGCTTATGATAACTACGCAAGAGAACGACAAAACCAATTAGCCCAAACACAGTTAGCACCTTCAATGGCGGCACAGGATTACGCAGACATAGACAGAATGTTACAACTAGGACAAGCATCAGAGGGTTATCAACAGTTAGCGTTAAAGGACGCTATTGATAGATTTAATTTTCAACAAAATTTACCGCAAGCAAAATTACAACCATTTTTAGCCGCCGCATACGGCGCACCACTTGGTCAAACAGCAATAACACCCGCACCTAGCACGAATAAATTAGCAGGCGCACTAGGAGGAGGATTAGCGGGCAGTCAATTAGCTACGGCTCTGGGAATGACTAACCCTGCATTGGGTATAGGGTTAGGAGCGTTGGCGGGTATACTCGGTTAAGGAACAATTATGGACATAAATGAATTATTAAAATTGGTAATTATGAACCAAGCAGGTGGTTCAGGTGCATTGCCTTTGTTGCCTACGCAAACCACGGGTAATCGTTCAACTTTAGTAGGTAACGCAAAAAACATAACCCCTAGTTATGACGTCGGCCCAAGTTCAAATATGAACCCTGAGGTTAAAAATAAGCAAGATGAAAGTGTTATGGGTCGCAACGTTCAAAACAAGGGAATATTCGGTAACTTAAATCAATTTATGATGAACCCTGCTACGGCGATGGCAATAGGTTTGTTACAACCCACCAAAGGAGGTTCATTTGGTGAGGCGTTGGGCGGTGGCTATCAAAACCTAATGAACCAACAATTGTATAACCAAAAACTGCAACAACAGAAATTTGCTAACCTTTTAGGCGTAGGACAGTTGCAAGCCGTTTTGAATAAAACAACAAATCTAACAATGATGGAAGATGACAAAGGGAATACTATTCCTGTAGCACAAAAAGGCAATACAATGATTAATGTAGGAACAGGCCTGCCCATACCAGATATGTCTAAACTTAAACCGATACAAAAGCCTGCTGTTTCAATTAATCAAGGTGGCACTAATCAATTTGTAACTCGTGGATTTAAGATCGTAGATGAGTTAGATAAATTACCTTTGGCTATGCCAAGAATGTCTTTGCGTAGATTAGATGATAT